TGAGAACACCATCTTTTAAACATACTTATATTAGGTACGCGTCTACTTTTTAATACCTACTCACAGCTGACACAAATGACAAGTCTGGTAACTCGACACTTGAAGCCAATTCCTTTTTCATCACTAAAAGTTCATACACTTTCATGTCTTTAATTTCTTCAATCTTCTCATCCGCTTGTTCGGGTGTGTGCGCCCTGTTATCTATGAGAAGGTCTTTAATTTGTCTTAGAATATACGACTTGGACTTCATCACTACTTAATAGAGAATGTTTTTCTATTCATGCTTGAAACACACGCGTAAAATTCTGGATTTTTAATGACATTATCAATGATTCGATTCCAACGCTTACGGACATTGAACTCTTCGAGAGTATCAAAGCTCATGTAATCGTTTTCATCAAACGTCTTCTTAATTGGTTGTTTGTTTTGTTTCTTTAGTTGTGTCTTTTGTTTTTCATCATAAAATTTCTTAATGAGACCATATTGTTCATTTCTATTGTAATCGACAAAGAACACAAATACATTGTATATGAGTTCTGTCGTTGCGTTTTCTTTGACTGTAAATTTAAAGTCGGTATATTCACCTTTTTTGAGTGCCACCACTCCTCTCGTTTCTTCTTCGAGTTCTCTGAGAGCACATCGAAGAGGATTGAAAATTTCTCGCCGGCGACACCCGCCTGTGACAAATATCCAATCCTTGAAGCGACGATCTCTGACTGTTAAAAACCTTGGTTTTCCGTCAGCGAACGTCACCGGGATCGCTATTGCTTTGTATTTTTTCATTGCTCATTAGCAAGTTACAATTAATGGATATGTTTATTTTGCCGACAAATCGCCCAATTCTTCTGTCTTATTCGCAGTTTCAACCTTGACGTCTTCTTCTTCCTCGTCGGGTTCATCTTCGTAGTATGACAAAGCATTGATGTATTGGGCCATTTGTCCAGAGTGTGCCTTCACCTCCGAAATTTCATTCCTCGCATTCTTGAGTTCTCTGTAAATGTACAAAGTACCCAAGACACATACGGCAACCGCCACGAGGAGCATGGTTTCGCGGTCATAGGAAAACATTGTTCTGATAACATGACACCTCAATTTTTTAAGCACCTACAATCGCACCCATTTTCACTCTGTTAGATGGCGTGCATTCGTATGCGGCTTGTCCAAATTGGACGGCGTTGTAATGCGGATCTTCGCATTCTTTTCCGGTTTTCGTTGGTGCTTGCTTAGCATCCACAAACTTTTCCAGTGTCCTGGATTTTGGATCGTAAGTGAGCACAAAAACGATGGCTAAAAGAGCTATAACAGTCCAAAGCATAATTATACTATTACCTGTGATTTAATTCGAGTACATGAGGCCGCCCATACCGTTTTCGATGCGGAGGACGTTATAGTTAACGGCGTAAATTTTATCCAAAGAGTTGTTTTCCGTGCTGACGATTCTCGCAGAGTCAAGACGCGAGAAGTTCAAGGAACCGGTCGGTTGAAGCTTGGACGTTTCAAGGCAGAACGGGTAGACAAAGAGCGAGGACTTCTTGTCACCGGACGAGAACGGCACGTGGTAGTAGGAAGAGACGGCCGAGTAGTTCGGAGACGCGAACTTGAAATCGGTGACATCCGTACCATTGATTTGCAACTTGACCTTGTTCGTCGCCGTCATCAAACCACTCGCTTGCGTGTTACTCGCGAGGAACTTGATCGGGTGATTGAAGTTAAGTTCTTGGATCTTCGCCTGGGACGCTACCGCGTTTTGGACTTGCGTGATCAAGATGTTTTGCGGCTTGTTCGCAAAGACCGTGCGTTCATCGGTATCGAGGTACGCGTAGTTTGCGTAGCATTCCCACTTATGAATAGCCGCGCTCGAACCCCACGTGATACGGAGTTCAACATCGTGATACTGGAGCGAGATGAGCGGCAAAGCGGATTGCCAGTTTTCGCAGAAGAAGAAACGGAGCGGGTAGAATTGTTCGTTCGCACCACCTCTGTAGATACCACCAGCGACAGACTTGGACAAGTTCGTCGCGAGGAGTTCCGGTGCGATGTGCGTCGAGAACGTGGAATCTTGTTCATCGATCACTTGACCACCGACAAGAAGTTCAACTTTGGAAATCGCCGTGCTCCAGTCAGCGACAGTGTTCGCTTGCGTGCCATCACCCTTGATCGGCATGAAATACACATAGTTAAGAAGGTCACCCTTGCGCTCGAAACGCACGGTAGACATGCCATTGTTAGACACGTTACCCTGGATGACTTGGCGTTCGGTCGTTTGAGAAAAGTTCGTGTGACGACGGTAGGTAGATCGGAAGAAACTGACTTCAGGTTGACCCACGAGATGCGCATCTTGGGCACCCACAGCCACGAGTTGAGCAATACCACCAGACATTTTATACTATATTAGCATTTTATTTTTTTAAGCTCGGCCTCGAGATGCTCTATCTTCTGTATGGCTTTCTGAAGGGCTCCGTACATGGATGCGTATATTTGATCTGGGTTAAGGAATTTGAGATCTTGGATGCCATATTTTTCATCGATAGTTTCAATCGATTTAGGCATGACTTCTTCAACCTCCTGAGCAATCCAACCGAGAACGTTTCGGTCTTTTTGATGTTCGCTAAAGTCAACAATTCCATCACGCCACGTAAATCGACGAAGTGGTATGTTCTTGACAGTTTCGTAACAACGATCGATATCTGCGTCGATGATATTCTCTTTGAGGCGTCTGTCTGATGTGGATGACCACGTACCACCACCGGTTTTTGCCGCGGTTCCGATAACTTCGAGATCGAACGTCGGTGATGAGGTTTTAACACCGATACGTCCACTCGTGACGAGTGAGTTCCCTGTGTTTGTGAGTTGTACCGTCGTTGAAGTTGTATTACCGGTTGTCGTGATTTGTTGAAGCGTGTAACTGGGTGTGATGGAGACAGTTCCGAGTGTAATTTTATTCGCAAGCACGTTCCCACGCACGGTGAGAACATTTGATCCTGTGTCCTGAATGACGACATTGGCACCCACGTCGAGTGTGTGAATTGGAGAAGTGTTAGAAATACCGTAATTTGAAATAACGGAATTAAAACCGGTTTGGGTATTTGAAAATGTAATCTGATTGGTAAAGTTACCACCAATATTCGACAAGAAACCGGCATCCCCGTAGTACGCGGCAGCTGTAATGGCACCGGGGGTCGAAAGATTACCACCACCATTGAAATTCATAGTCGTCACATCGATGAGTTCACCTTCGGGTGTGTATGCGACAATGTTAGATACCGCAGTTGCAGCTCTGACAGGTCGTATGAACGTTGCGTTTGGTCTCGTAGTGTTGAGTGCAGTCGTTCTTGCATTGAGTACAATTGTATCATTGTGTTGGTTAGTTTGCCCAGCCTTAAAACCAATAGCCACCGCCGTCTGACCCTGTTCGATCTCACCAGCCTGGTAACCAATTGCAACTGAATTCGTTTGTTGTCCCTGGTAAGCACTTAGGTAACCCATCGCGACAGTGGTATTGTTTTGAGAATACCGACCAGCCCTGTAACCAACGGCGACGCCGTATGGTTGTTGATTATCTTCACCCGAACCTTCACCGATCGACACGAAGAATGGTCCTTGACGGATGTTTCCTTCGACGCGCATATCACCGTTTACGTGTAAAACCTTGTTTGGGAAAGTCGCATTCGTGCCAACACCAACACTTCCTGTAAAAATACCATCCCCGTTTACCGTTGAAGTCGTCGCCGTGAGACCAGTTGTGAGTAATTTGTTTGTGCCACCCGTACATACGTATCCATCTGAGAGGAACTTATTCGTACCACCCGGTTTATCAAGCACGATACCATCACCAACCGTGTAACGCATACGGGTACTTCCTATTTGTAAAGCACCCGTCAATTGCATTTGTTCGGTCGGTGTCGTCGTACCCACACCAACGAAACCATTATTTTTGATCGTAATGACTGGTGAATTCGCGTTTCTCGACGCACCAGTGGCTTTCGTATCGAAGACAATCTCACCAGCTCGGAGTCGGATACGATCTTTCGTATCATTCCCCTTGAAGAGTAAGAGTTCCGATGCGGTGTTCGCTTGATCGAAGACCCGATTTTCAATCACGGTATTCGCATAGCCGTTATCGCCAAGTGTACCACCGAATAAGATCGATTTGGGACCCACCGTACTATCATTTTGACCGACATACACATTACCAGAGACGTTAAAGTCACCGGTTTCGTTAATTCTAAACTTTTCACTATTGTTAATTCTGAACACGTGATTGTACCCCGTTGGTACATTGTATCGAAGTTCATTTGGTAATTGCGAGACGCTAAAGTTCACTGAATCCCCACCTGCGTTATATAAACGAATTTTTTCACCGGCAGAATTCTTGAAATTCACAATACCGGATGTACCAACTTCAACGCTTCCATTCACGGCAAGTCGATTCGTATTGGGTTGTGTACCAATACCAACATTGCCATTGATGAATGTGTCCCCACCCCTCTTCACTTCAAATCGATCCGTGATGACATCCGGATTTTGACCATTTGAATTGACATCTCGAATCACAAATCCAGCGTCATTCGCATCGTCGTGGAAGTCAAGAGCGAATTTAATCGCATCACTTGTACCAATTTGACGGAGATAGGCCCAATCACTCGACGAACCACCATGTCCGAATGAAATGTATGTGTTTGAGTAGTTTTCTTCATTAACACCCGACACATTCAAAAGTGCGGGGCTGGCATCGAGATGAACGTGTCCACGCACTCGAGCATCACCGACCACATCGAGCTCATAACCCGTCGTTGGTTGGGTCGTACCGATACCAAGCTGACCAGCGGTCGTCATGACCATCAATGGCGTCGCACCATTAAGACCGAGTTCGGCATCCGTGTGGGAACCACCTCTGTACCACGCAAAATTTCCAGGTGATCGGAAATAGTGTGTGTTCGTTTGTACACCGACGGCATATCCAGTACCACTCAAGTTAATTTTTTGGCGTGTAGACGCCGCAAACGTGAGATCTGTGAGGAGTTTCATGTCACCACCAACATCGAGATTCGCCGTTGGTTCTGTGACACCAATGCCTACAAAGTTGGTTGTATTCTTATTAAGAATCGTCATGGCTGGTACACCGTTTACATTTTCGTTAGAGCCAACGATGAGTTGTAAAGCACCTCGATCTTTACTCGGCGTTCCAACGATTTCTTCGTGACAGAAAGACCGAATCTTAGAGAAGGCATACTCACGGTTTTTGTAATTTGGTGTCAGAGTCATCTCAACGTTATTCAGTTGGGACTGCGTACTCGCATACCCACGCTTAATCTTGAGTGCACGTGTAAGACTTCCCTGGGTTGGAGATCCGGAAACAATTATGAGTCTTGAATCTGCATCCGTCGTGCCGATACCAACATTCGACGTTGAGAGATCGATCGTCATAATGTTGGATTCCGTGCCATCAGTGAATGCATTCCCAAAGTACATCTTTTCACTGTTCACTTGAATGTACGCATTTTGGTCATTGTTCGTATCAATGAATCGGAACGTAGGGTGTTCATCTTGAATTCGAATGTCACCATTCACGTGCAATTGACTTTGTGGAGTTGCCGTATTAATACCAACTCGCGCATTTTGGTCGATGACCATGGATACCGTGCCATTTTGTCCGGCATTAAGCGCGGCATCGTTATGTGATCCACCCTTAAACCACACAAATCCATGTGGCGAGCGATAATATTGGTTATCCGATTGTACACCGATACCATACGTGTTTGAGTACAAATCGATATTTTGTCTCGTAGTGCTTCCAAAAGTCACACGTCCATTGACGAAGACGTTTCCATCCACGTCGAGTTCTTGTTGTGGAACGAGTGTACCGACACCCACCTTCCCGTTCTTTGGAAGAAGTAAAAGGTTAATATTGTCCGTGCCAAAATTGTTCGAACCTTGAATAAATATAGAACCATTTGGTCCAACACCTTGGTCGATACCCATTCGCGCGGAAAGTCCACCGTCTTCACTCGTGATGTGAAATTGAGAATATTCAACATACGACGGATCGCCACTCACAGCCACACCCTTATTTCCGTTGATACCCATACGACCAGTTGCCGTGATGACGTTACTCGTCACGAGGTTAGAAAGTATCTGACCATACGAATGAATGACTGGTTCATAATGGTAGTTTGGATTTATCACAAATTCCTTTTCTTCGAAAATTTCAGTGATGGGTCGATTGTAATACTGTGGTGTTTTGGGAGTTCCTATAAGACCCGTCGTTGCGTCTTCATCCCAGATGATAATAGCACACCCAGTCAAATCACCACTCACAACACCCTGAACATTATAGATCTTAATGAAACCTGGTGGTACCTGAGACACTACATCAAATTCAACGTAATCATCCGCCGTACCATCCGTTTGAACAATGGTGGCTAGATTTCCATCGTAGGCATTGGACGACGCTTGATAATATGCACTTCCAGGTAAGTTTGATTGTCTCGATGCCGTAATCGTCATTTTACGCCCACCGATGTCAAAGATTTCAATCTCACGGAAATGGATCTTTGTACTTTGATTATCTGCGCGATCAATACGAACCGTCCATGTGTGTTCATCATTGTGCACATCGAGACGTGCGTGTGGCGTGTCTGTACCTATACCAACATTCGACGTCGTCGCGATCGACGTCGTAATGTTTGAAAATTTCATGGAACGCGTCGTGACGTTCCCGGATACCGATTCGCTAATCTGTTGAAACGTAATATTAGAGAGCGTACTTGCGTCACCGAAATAGTAGTCACTCGTGAGGTTCCCGTAGATATGTACATTTATGCTATTTGAAGTATCTGGAATGATATCTTTTGCAATAATTTCAGAACGCGTAAAACCTATCGCATACTCTTCATTACCGATACCACTTTGATCGGGGGTTCTATAAATTGCCATAACGTTTGACTTTGCACCATTCTTATCCGTAATCAAGTATGAACCAAGATCATACCCCAGATTACCCGGATTTTGTTCACCGTATCCAATTAATGGATTACTCACAACGGTGATAGTCGCATAAATTAACTCGGTATCACCAAGCGTCGTAACATTACCAACAATCGTGGTGTTCCCACTTACGAATAAGTTACCCCGGACAACAAGTTTCGATTCACCGGTGTCATCGATGAATACATTGGATCCAACATCTAGCGTATGGATTGGAGCCGTGTTTACTATACCAACGTTCGATGTCGTGACGAACGATGTCTCTGTATTGCTAAAAATCAGTTTTGAAGGCACGAACGCCGACGTCGTGGCAATTTGATCGAAGCTTAGGTTTGAGAGTAGACCACCATCCCCCAAATAAACCGAAGCCTCAACGAACTGGGTACCTCTCTCCTTTACCTGGTGACTCTTAGTGTTGTAAGACATCACAACATTCTGAGCCACATTCGGAGTCGTCTCCTCGACCTTCCTGAGATACACATTCGTAAAAACGCCCGTGTTCCCGATGTTCGGCATTGTTACTTTAAATAAGGATTATATTTTGGGATGTACCTTAATGTATTTGACTATGTAAACATCATAAGATACAGGTCTTAC